TGCGGCCAGGGCAATTATGGTAAGCTCATGGAAAAGTTGATAAAATAATGTCCGAGCAAGAAGAAATTAATAACGTGAAGTCTGAGCTTCGCGCACACGAAGTACAGTGCGAAGAGCGGTGGAAAACAACTTTTAATCGACTTGACGATATAGACGTTAAACTCGATCGTATGGAACAAAGACAGCTTACCATGGGTGGTGCTATAATTTTGTTTTTAGCAGGACTAGTTGTTACTTTAATAATGCAATAAACCAATTTAGGTATAGAAATGAAAAAACTAGTGATAGTTATGTTGTTAGCAATTTCAACAGCAGTATCGGCGGAAGAAGACGTAATTGTAACAGACTCAACTACAGATAGTACAATTACTACAGAAAGTACAACAACTCTGAAGTCGCCTCCCCCTTCAGCAATTACGCCTACAATGAATATTTCAAATTCAGATTTGTGCACAGTAGGAGTAGCAGGTGCAGTTCAAACTCAGATACTGGGTATCTCAATGGGTACCACCCAAAGAGACATGAATTGTGAGAAGTTGAAGAACGCAAAAACATTGTACGATATGGGAATGAAGGTAGCTGCGGTATCTGTAATGTGCCAAGACAAACGAGTTTTTGACGCAATGATGATGGCAGGAACACCCTGCCCCTACGATGGTTTGATCGGAGAAGAAGCAAAATCAGGGTGGGAATCACATACAGAAGTACAGCCGATACCAGACGAAGAAAAAGGTAAAATGAATGAAACTACTAAAAAGACATTGTGGGGTATTGGTAGCGTTGTTAGCCTACTCATCCTCCTCTTACTCTGAGCAAGTATTCGGTACGACTCAGAATGCAGCCAGTTCAAGTTATAACTGGGTAATGCAAAATATACTGCCACAGCAGGCAGGTCTTACAGTTAGTAATGTAATTTATAGATATAATGCCATAAAAGAAGTTCAAGACGATATGATCGTTTACGTGCAGAATGAAGACGCACTCGGAGATGGTTATGTTTTTAGGGAAGAAGACGACTGGTCAGGGCTTCCTGGCACTGGTATTCGAAAAGTAATCCCAGTAGGGGCTATACCTCTTCAACGTTGGGGAGATGGGTCCATCGAAATCCAAGGCGAAGGTTCTGTAGAAAACGCTTCTGTTACCTACACTTATCAATATGATCCCTGCTTTGACCCTCAAAGCGATCCTAGTTGTCCGGACTACCAAGTCCCTTATAATTTAGAAGATATTATTCCTGTAATAGAGTTTGAAGACCCTTTACAAGATGAGTTTATTCGCGCAGAAATGGAAAAGAAAGCAAAACTCGAAAAAGAAAAAGAACAAGAAGAGTACGAGCGCAAGAAACTAAAGCAAAAAGTAAAAGTAGATCTAGAAAAAATGCTTGGAGGTTTAAATATGCAAATGATGAATGATTCCGCAATATTACAGGAACAAGCATTATTTGCACTAAACTACATACCCAAATCCTATCTTGAATCAATAGATGGAGGAGAGTATAACGATGTTCTTAAATTCGAACAAAAAGAAATCTCTGATAATAGAAAAGCTCGAAGAGCTATATTTGCTCAACAACTAAAACATGAAAAGATGTTGGAACTTCAGTACGATAACTAAGGTTATCCAAGCGTGCTTAATTGCACTTGAGAACTTTTATGAATAAACTTAAAATTATGGCTGCTATAACCTCAACAATTTTGATTTCGCAGACAGCAGCCGCTACAGTACCTATTAATGGGACTGTAGAATCCAAGTGTGTGATTACAACAGATACTGATGGTGTTTACGGTAACCCAAATGCATACACTCTTAGCACAAACCCTACTGATGGAGGAGTTAAGCCGCGAATTCGTTATGATATTGTAACAGCAAATGCGTATCATGCTACTGTTTCTTATCCTAATCAATTCTCTCAAAGTCCTAGCCTCGATGATAGTGTAACTTGGACTGGAGCAGTTGTAGTCGGCGAAAGCTCTGATGCAAGTATGTCTGCTTTTGAATCAGGTAAGATCTCTTACAATAATACTGTAGAGTTCGATTTATCTATTGCAGGCAGTGTATGGTTTGATGTAACTTCAACCGCTGCATATGGGTATAACAAAGCGTTCCCTGCAGGTAACTACTCAGCAACAGTAAGCGCGGAGTGTATAGCACAGTAATGAGATATATATTTTTAATTATATTATTACTCGCAGCTAATAATGTTTATTCTCATGAATTTACCCCAGCTTATCCAAAGTTAGTTCCATCGTACTTACCAGGTATTTATGTAGCTAAAATGAAGTTATTAAATAAACGAAAAGAAATAGAGTATTACCAAATCACGGTACTATCAGATGATATGAAACCAATTAGGTTCGGTAGCAGTGATGAAATATTAAAATTAAAGTATTTAAGCTCAAAAAAGGTAGAAGTGTACATTAGTAAAGAGAATATTAAAAAAGCAAGGTTTATATGTTCTACTTCTAAAATACTAAAGATGCCGGGGCAGGAAGCCTCGGTTATATCTTCTAAAATTTGTTCAAGAATAAAGTGAAATAAATGAAATTTTTTATAATCGCAGTACTGTGTTTTTTAGTACTTGCAGGGAAGGTCAGAGCGGATACCAGCTCTTTAAACCTAAACTTACCGAGCAGCCCTCAAAGCTATGCTTCGGATAGAATACGAGCAGATGGCTTAGAGTGTCAAAATGCTATTGGATCTGCAACTAGTTTAGAGTTTGGAGTAGTTGGTATAATTAATGAAGGCTATGACACTCCTTTCAATAACTCTTTTACTAATCCAACAGGCTCAGTAGCAAGTTTGGGGCAAGAAAAAGATGTTAGTGTATATGCCAGGATAACTGTTCCTATAGGCGGACCTAAAGAAAGAATTAACTGTAATACACTGTATAAGCTGGAACTAGAAAAGAAACGGATGGAAGTACAAAAATTAAAAGCGGAGTTAAACAATCTTAGGAATTTAAGATTTGTAGGAGATAATGAACCCGTTATACCAGAACCTAAAGCGGTCATAGCAACAGGAAATAAGTAATGGCAGAATTTGAAGTAGCAGGAATGACATTTAAGGGAGGAAAGATGGCTATAGTACTTACAGCTCTTTCTACTCTTGGTGGTGCATCTTGGGCAGCTTTTGAATTTTATAAAGATTACATGGACATGAAAGAGATTGTTCAAAATATTGATGTAGATGCAATCGCGGCACGTAATGCTGTTATGGAAACAAAACTCGATAATGCAATAGAGTACACTCGAGATATTAAGTCAGGTTTAAGAGACGATATACTTCGCATAGAAAAACAAGCGGATAGAGCAGAAGACAAGGTCCGTACTTCAGAAGAAAAAGTACGTCAAATGATAGATAGTGCAAGTGCACGCTTTGAAAACAAAAGAGACGCACTTAGTTCTGATACCAGTAGAGACATGAAAGAGCTGGAAGAAAGATTAACAAATAAACTACAAAGAGCGTTAGATAATCCTCTCGCAGACTAATGCAGGAAGAAGTCTACATAAAAAGAACCTTTATTCGAGACTTTATTTTTGTATGCTCTTTAGGCTTAAACGTGGGGTTAATCTTAGGAATACTAATTTATATCTAACCTCCCCAAAAAAATTTCTTGACATTATAAATCATGTGGTCTATAATAGACTTAAATTTAATACAGTTATATATGGGAGAAATTAATGAAGAAATGTGGAAAATGTGGTCACGACTGTCATTGTGGCAAAGATTGTAAAGATTGTATCAACGAAGTTTGTTACGACTGTACTTGCGATTATACGCATCAAGGAGACTAATAATGTTTGAGAATAATGGAAAATGGTTTGGTAACAATCCTAAACTAGGCAAAAAAGCTTTTGTGACTAAAGAAGAAGCAGAAGCGTACGAAAATGGAACCGAGAAGCTTCAAAAGCTCCAAGAGTCTAGCAGAGCTGACTGGTACGGAGAAGCAAATGGCAGTGAAGAAAAAGAGGAAGACAGCGAAGAAGAAGCCAGTTCCGACAAATAAAAAACTTTACGCAAATGTAAAAGCTCAAGCAAAGCGGAAGTTTGCAGTTTATCCTTCAGCTTATGCAAATGGATGGCTTGTAAAAACTTACAAAGCCAAGGGCGGTAAATACCGCATGGGAAGCAAGTAATGCCAAGAGGAAAAGGAACTTACGGAAGTAAAAGAGGACGTCCAGCTAAGAAAGGTAAGGGTAAAAAGAAGTCTATGGGGGGTTTAACTGCTGCTCAAAAGAAACTTCCACCCGCACTTCAAAAAGCACTCGCAAAGAAAAAGAAAGGTAAAAAGAAGAAGTGACCTTCTAAGCGTTAGTCCGGGAGACTAAAATGGCAGGAATTAAACCACCAGGTGGATTAACTAAGTGGTTTGGAGAAAAGTGGGTTGATATCTCCCGTCCTAAAAAGGGCGGGGGGTTCGAAAAATGTGGAAGAAGTAAGTCGGGTAAGAAAAAATATCCAAAATGCGTACCCGCTTCCAAAGCAGCATCCATGACTCCATCTCAAAGAAAATCTGCAATTCGTCGTAAGAGAGCCGCCGGTAACCCTGGAGGCAAGCCAACGAACGTAAGTACGTTTGCAAAGAGGAAGAAACGTGGCAGCAAAAAGAAAAAGCGTTAAAAAGAAGGACTCTAGAGTTAAGAGAGCTGGTGTATCAGGCTTTAATAAGCCAAAGCGCACTCCAGGTCATCCCAAAAAATCACACATAGTTGTAGCAAAAGTAGGTACAAAAATTAAGACAATTCGTTTCGGTCAGCAAGGCGCTAAAACGGCGGGAAAACCTAAAGCTGGAGAATCCGAAGCGATGAGAAAGAAACGAGCAAGCTTCAAAGCTCGTCACGCAAAAAACATAGCCAAAGGCAAGATGTCCGCAGCATATTGGGCAGATAAGGTAAAATGGTAATGAGTGAGCATCATCCAGCAGATGTAAACGGTGACGGTGTAGTTACAGACGAAGAGCTAGCAATGCATTTAGAGTTCAAACGAAAGAAGCTAGAAGACGAAGATGCTCAGCGCGATGCGATGCGAAAAATGACATGGTTTGCTTTGTTCGGAATGCTACTATATCCTTTTGGTATTTTTTGTACTAGTCTTTTTGGGTTAGAAAGTGCAGCAAATATTATTGGAGATATTGCACCCACATACTTTGTAGCTATTGCTGCTTTGGTAAGTGCTTTCTTTGGAGCTAATGCTTATAGTGGAAAACAATGAAACTACTAAGATTTCAAGCAGTAGAACGTGTAAATAGTCTTTTTGTTTACGAGTTCGATAAAGTACAATACAATGCGGTAGATTACTGGCGTGTATTAGATGTGGACTCAGAAAAAGATGAAGGTGACTGTGAAGACTATGCTCTTACAGTTGCCTGGCTACTAGCAGGTTGTAGTCGTATTAAGTTTTTGACAATGTTATTTACTGGTAAGTTTAAAATTTGTTATGTTACTGTAAACGGCGGCGGACATGCTATTTTAGAACATGAAGGCTTTTATGTAGATAATTGGAAAAGAGCCTGGTGTCTAAAATCAGATTATGAAAGAGATTACGCAAAGTACGACTGGAAGTATCAATATGCTTACAGTCCCTTTAGAGTTGTTATTAATTTAATAAAAGGTAAATTCTGGAAGAAATAATATGGAAAAGCTTAATATTAGTACGGAAACACAGGATATGCTTATATTTGTAGAGGAGTACAAAAAAAGTATTCGTCACGAAGAGCCCGATGAAGAAGAAAATCTAAAAGAAATAGATTACTGCAGACGGTATAGTAAAACTAGATCAATGGGACAAGATTAAATATGGCTATTCAAATAAGCCGGAAGGACATAATTTCAGACTACTTGTTTGATTATGCCCAAGAAGATAAGTATCTAAAGCTGCAAGTAGAGCCTTACATGGAGTTATTAGGAATAGAGCCTTTACCTTCTCAGGTGGCTATTTTAAATGCAATTAATAATCCAAAATATCGTTTTGTATGTGCAGCACTGTCTAGACGGCAGGGTAAGACTTATATAGCGAATATTATCGGTCAATTAGTATCTCTTGTCCCAGGCTCTAACATATTAATCATGTCTCCGAACTATTCACTTTCGCAGATATCTTTTGACCTACAAAGAAACTTAATTAAGCACTTTGATTTAGAAGTAACTAAAGATAACGCAAAAGATAAAGTAATTGAACTATCTAATGGTTCTACTATACGAATGGGATCTGTGAATCAAGTAGATTCTTGTGTAGGTAGATCTTATGATCTAATTATTTTTGATGAGGCAGCTCTCGCAGACGGTAAGGATGCTTTTAACGTAGCTCTGCGTCCTACTCTAGATAAAGCTAACTCTAAGGCAATTTTTATATCTACCCCACGAGGACGGAATAACTGGTTCTCTGAATTTTTTGATAGAGGGTTTACAGATGATTTTCCAGAGTGGGCGTCAATTAAAGCAACTTATAAAGATAATCCTCGCATATCTGAAAACGATATTATGGAAGCTAGAAAGTCTATGTCAGAGGCTGAATTTAGACAAGAGTATGAAGCTGACTTTAATATTTATGAAGGACAGGTTTGGAACTTTGATCACGAAAAATGTGTTATTAACTGCGACGGAATGGAAACTCACCAGATGGATATTTTTGCTGGTCTGGACGTGGGCTACAGAGATCCTACCGCTTTTTGTGTCCTCGCATACGACTGGGACGAACAAAAATACTACTTATTAGATGAGTATCTTGATGCCGAAAAAACAACAGAACATCACGCACGTGAGATACAAAATTTAGTGGATAAGTGGGATATTGACTATATTTATATTGACTCTGCTGCTCAGCAAACTCGATTTGACTTCGCACAAAACTATGATCTCAGTACTATCAACGCTAAAAAATCCGTACTTGATGGAATTGCACATGTAGCCTCTATAGTTGACAATGATAGTCTTTTTGTAAATCAGAAATGTCTAGAAAGCATGTCAGCATTAGACCAATATCAGTGGGATCCCAACCCAAACCTAGCTCGAGAAAAGCCAAGACACAATAGAGCATCGCATATGGCGGACGCTCTGCGATACGCATTATATTCATTCGAAACAAGCAACAGCGGGTTTTGATGATACATGGTCAAAAATAGTATTTGACATAACACCTCAAATTAGATATACTTTCGGTTATACAAAATGGATTTAAAAAGAGATATAGTAAAATACATAAGAGATAAAGCAAAGAATAAGTATGAAAAAGGCACTCAGTGTTATATTTGTGGAGAAGTATCTCAATTAGACTTTCACCACTATCATACCTTAAGTCCTTTGGTTCATACTTATGTAAAAAGAAACAAGCTATTACCTGAGAACATATTATCTTTTAGAGATGAATTCATAGAAAAGCACTGGGCAGAGTTATACGAACATACAGTTACCTTGTGTCATGCGCAT